CAGCGGGGCATTGACGTTCCACGGCCATGGAACAGTCATCGCCACCCCGGTCCAAGTCGATGCGGCGACCGCGACATTGGACGGCACGGGCAGCATAATCACCGCCCCCGTCGCGCGGGAACTTGCGTCAGCGACCATCGCTGGCGTCGGTGAGCTTATCGCAGCCGCCGATCATTCGCCCGCGGCAACCGCGACCTTGGATGGTAGCGGCGTGGTCACGGCCGCGGCCGCACATACGCCAGCCGGCGCGGCCTTATTTCCTGGTGCTGCCAGCTTCGCTGTTGACGCAGCCGCGGGTGCCCGGGCCGGTGCCGCGGTGCTCTCGGGACTTGGCACGCTCTCGGCCGATCAGCTCAATACGATCGACGCCGCGACTGCAATACTCGCCGGTAGCGGTGCGGTCGTCGGCACCGGCATACCGGCGCAATTCGCCGACGGCGCAGAGCAGGGAACCGGCGCAATCACCGCAAGCGCCAAGTTAGTCGCGTCCGGATCCGCGACAATCCCTGCCAATAGCTCATTGACCGCGAATAACATCGTCCGTCAGGCGGCGGCCGCCGAGGTCGCGGGTGTTGGCGCGGCAACCGCCGCTCCAGTCCAGCGCATGAGCGGCGCAGGCACGCTCTCTGCGGACGCAACAATCATCCCAGCCCCGGTTCAGCGCTGGGACAGCGCCGCCGAATTGGTGGGCGAGAGCGCCGCCGTCGGCACTGGCTCTTGGCATCCGTCCGCGACGCGGACCACGTTCGATGGCGGCGGCACGCTGCTTGGCAATCCGCACATCATCCCGCCAAGCTTGCCTTGGGCCAGATCTGGTGTTGGCGGTGCGGCGGCACGGACAGGAGGAGACGTGGCCTCGCCAGCAAATCGCAGATATTCCGGCCAGGCGGGGGAGAGAGAATTAACATGACGTATAGCCAGAGCCTGGAGATCACCGAGGTTGCCGATACACAGGATCTCACCGTCCTGGCCACCGCCAAGGACGAACTCGGCATCGCACAAGCGGACACCTCGCAGGATGCGCAACTCACGCGATGGATCCACGAAGCATCCTCGCTGATCAATTCGCAGGTCAATCGCGTGCTCGGTCGCGAGAAGGTGCGTGAGACATTCGAGTGCGGATTCAGCGGCCATATCGGCGGGTTGTCGCTGTCACGCTACCCAGTCGCCATCATCGATAGCGTTGCCTGCTCTACCCAATCGCTGGCAACCACCGACTACCGGTTAGATGCGAACAAGGGGCTGCTGTATCGCAACTTCGGTCGATGGACCGGCGAGGTCGTCGTTAATTATCAGGCTGGCTATCAGTTGCTTGGGGAACTGCCCTACGATCTGGAACGTGCCTGTCTGCAACTGATGCGCTATCGGCAAACATCGGCGCTGCGTGATCCGTCGATCCGCAGTGAAGAAGTGCCGGGCGTCTACAACGTGTCGTATTGGGTGGGCGTCGTGCCCGGATCCGATGCGGCGATGCCCGCCGATGTCACCGGCATGCTCGCCCCGTATCGCGACCTTCCCATCTAAGGAAATTATCATGTCCGATATCCTCCGCGCAGCCGAGGAGCGCCGACGCCGCGCGCTCATCGACAGCGCGATATCGGTCTCGCACTCCAAAGCGGAACTGGTCGACCATCTCGAGAGCGAGGATGAAGTCGCCGACGTTGCCAAAAGCCTGGAAGGCAAAGCACTGCTGGCGTCAAAGAGCCCGTGGATCACTGTGCTGGCTGGCGCGGTCGGTTTCCTGATTGCCAACCACATCCTGCATTTGGGTTACTGGGGCATGGGCCTGGTGACCATCGTCAGTGCGCTGTTTGGCGGATACATCGTTCGCGTGAGCACGCGCGCGCCGATCACCGGCATTACCCGACCGGGCTCGGTATGACATGGATGCCAGCGGATTTATCCGAATCATCTCCGGCTCAAACGGCCCGGTGCAGGCCATCACCCTGAGGCGCGTTGGCTCGTCCGACGTTCCCTGCCCCGCCGCCGTCTTGATCGGTGGGGCGTCGGAAATCGTCGGCGACGTGCAGCAGACAGCGGACCGCGTCATGCTGTCGGATCGTCAGCTGAACGCGGCCGGATGGATCGAGGAGCCGCATCATGGGGATCAGGTCATCTATCAAGACGGCCGCGTGACAGTGGTTCAAGGTCGGGCCCAGGTGTTCATACTCGAGACGGATCGCGTGTTTATACTTCGCTGCATAGGCGGCTGACGTGTCTCCGGAAGTCTACTCCGACGTCAAGCTCATCATCGCCGCGGAAGCTGCCGCACTTGGCATACCTGTGCAATGGCCGAACATCGATTTCAGGCCGCCATCTCCCCCTTCTCTATGGCTGACCATCGATCTCGCAGCCGAGGCATCCGAGACGATCGAACTCGGTAACAAGCACTGGGAAGAGCAGGGCGCGATCTGGCTGCATGTGATGATCAGCCTAAACAGCGGCATCGAGCTTGGGCTGGCCTATCGCAAGGCGCTGGCCAATGCCTTTCGCGCCGCGGTGCCGACCACCATCGGTCTCTACTACGGATCGCATGCCTACGACCCACTCAGCCCAGACGATGGCGTTTGGCGACGGCTGAGTGTGGCGATTTCGTATCGCTACTACGACATCAACACGGCCGACGTTCACGCCAACGCGGCATTCACTGGCGGCGCTGACTTAGAGCCTACCGCCGCTCCCTAACATCTCGGAATCGACGGCCTACCGGTCCAAGCGGCGCCCCCCGCGCTTGGACGATACGCCGCTGTAACGCCCGCCGGCTGCGTCAAGTCCCGGCATTTCTTCCAACAAATCGGAGGGCAATGCCGTGGTTGCGACGACTGGCTATAAAGCTGCTTTAGAGACTAATGGCACGCAAATCTCCTACGGCATTGAAGCCGCATGGGGAACCGCGGCGGGGCAATTCCAAGCCATCCGCACTGTGTCGAGCACTCTCGCTGGCGCCCGCACCACGCAGCGACCGTCGGAAATCACCAGCACGCGCGAGGCAGCCCAAGAGGTAACCACGCAGATCACTGCGGGCGGCACCATCAACTACGCTTTCAGCTCGACGACGTTCGACGATATCGTGTTCGCCAATGTGTTGCAGAATGAGTGGGGCTCAACGCTCGCCATCACTGGTTCGAGCGGTGACATCACGCTGACCATATCGTCGGGCATGGCAACACTGACCTCCTCCACGCCAGGTAAGTTCGTCGGACTGATCAATAAGCAGTGGATCCGTCTGCTCGGCTTCTCGCTTGGCGCGACGCTGTCGGATGGAACCGTCGCCAACAATGGCTGGTGGTTCATCGAAAATCGTGGCTCCAGCCCGGACAATATCCTGAGCTTGATCGGTCCTAATTTGGCATCGGCGGTTACCGAAACGCCCACCGGATCGGCAGCAAAAGTCCGCGCCTGCACGATTAAAAACGCATCGGTGTGCCGGACGTTCTTCGTTGAGCAGAAGCTGGACACTGCCCTGTTTTTGCAATACCCCGGATCGTATGCGGCGCGCGCGACGCTGACCGGCGGGCTCGGTGCATTTACCACCGGAACCGTCGACCTGGTGGCCAAGACCGAGCAGAAGGCCACCGTGACATCATCGACTGGCGCGGTGCTCGCATCCCCAACCGGCCGGGTCATTGATCCGGTCGGTGGCTTCGTTGGCGCGTTTTGGAACGGTGGGCCCTTGGGCACCTGCATCGAGAACTTCGCCATTACGATGGAGAATACCGGCGCGGCGTCAGAGTTCTGCATGGGCGACACCGCTGCACACGGCATCCTGAGCGGAACTTTTACCGCAAGCGGAACGTTCCGCGCCTACTTCAACGACTTTGTTTTGTTCGATAACGTTCTTACCGAAACGACCGGAGAATTGTCCTTCATCCTCAGGGACTCTACCGGTTATTCCTATGCCTTCACCTTCCTCGATGCGCGGCTGAACGGCCGCATTGTAATCGGCGGACCCGGGCAGCCGGTCTCGGCCGAATACACCGTCTCGGGCGGCCCGACGTCTGCGGGCACGTTCGTCATCGATCGGATGGCCGCCTCGTAATCGAATGATTGCCCTCGGCTGGGGGTGATCAAGGGCGGGTGAAGGTTTCCTCCCCAACGGAAGACGGACCCGCCTGGGCGCGGTGGTAAGCCGGGGGGCCTCGCCACCGCGCCTTTCTTATGTTCACAGGAGAATATGCTTGGTTAAGCTTTCAGATTTTGTTACGGATCCGCGCGCCATGCTCGATGGCATGTGGGTTAGGGTCGACCCGGCGAAATACGGCGAGTTGGAAATCCTAAGTTGTGGATTTACCGACGAGATGCTGGACGCCCGCGCCGAACTCGAGTGGGCGGCGGCGGATCGGTTAGGCGTTGATCGCAATCGTTTGCCCAATGCTGAGCAGCGACAGGTCAATGCCATCCTACTGGAGCGTTATCTGATCAAGGATATTCGTGGCCTTGAGGATGATGACGGCAAGCCGATCAGCGTCGAACAGTTCCATCGCTTCATGCATCAGCCGGGTTACGAGAACCTATCGAACGCGGCGTGGCAGGCAGCGCGGCGCATTTCGACCACCACCGCCAAGCAGATGGAAACAGCCTTGGGAAACTCACTCAAGCCCTCACTCAAGAACTCGAATGGGGCCCCTTTAGGCGCAAATACCAAGGAATAATTCCCGAGGTCGATCTACCGCAGAAGCCCGACGTGCACCCGCGCTGGGTGTGGATATGGCGAGTATGGCATCGGCTGTCGCCTGACCGACCTTTTCATGGCGGTGGTATGGGGCCTCCGGTTCCAGGCAACATTCCTTGGCGGGATCTTCGGCTGTGGGCGGACACACACGATCTGACGCGGGGGCAGTTCATGATGCTGGATATCTGCGTCCGCAAAATGGATGAGGCCTATCGAGATTGGGTGCGCGAGCGCCAGGATCGCGAGCAGGAGATCACCAAGGCGCAGCAGCGTAAGGCCAGCTAAGTGGCGCAACTGGGTGATGCGCTCCGCAAGCAGATCGTCCGGGTCAAACTCGATGGCGCGCTCTCACCCAGGCAACTGGGCAAACTGGCGGGAACCATCGCGAAGACCCGGCACGCAGCGCTGGTCGCTGATGGCAAGCTGCCTGAGGCAAGCATTCGCTTTGTCGATGGGGTTCAAGGTGCTCCGGAAACCTCCGTCAAGATTGCCGTAGGAAAACCAGGGATCATCCGATACGAAGGATCGTCGCTGGCCCAGGCTGCGGCCTACGCTTTAGAGGCCGCGCGGCAGGCATCGCAGCGCATCAGCAAATCCGGCACCTACGCCGCGTCGTGGCGTATCTTCGTCAACGGTCAGGAGGTCGATGTAGCGCGCATTCCACCCAATGCGCAGGAAGCGATCGTGGTGAATATCACGCCCTATTCGCGACGCCTTGAACAGGGCACTGGACGGGGCGCGGGGCGCGCTCCCTATCTGATCACCGAGATCGCGGCGCGTGCAACTAAGTCGCGTTTCTCCGGGATCGTTGTGCTGCGTAAGTTCGTGTCGTTATCCGGGGCGTCCAGCAACCGGTTTCCAGTTCCGTATCATCTGAAACGACCACCAGGAGGCGAGATGCTATATCCAAGCGTCGTGCTCTCGCTTCGGGCGAGCTGAGATGTCGGGCACGTATTCGTCCGGCACGTTTACCGAGACGTATCAATTCGTCGGGGAATTCGTCGACCGGGTAACCGCGCCCGCCGATCAGGCCAGTGTATCGCTGGATCGTCTCGGTGATACCGCGACGGACATGTCGACGCAGGTCAAGGTTGCCACCGACGCGGTTGCTGCCGGTTTGGAGCGGGTCGGCAATGCCGCCAGCACAGCATCAGCCCGCGGGTTCAACTCACTGCAACGCTCGATTGATCCGCTTGGTGCATCGTTGCGTCGTGCAGAGGCCGATCTCACCAAACTGAATACTCGTATCGCGGCGGGTGGCAGCGAGCTCGATAAATACAATGCGCTGTTGCCGATTGCCACAGCCAAAGTCGAGGCCCTGCGCAAGCAGCACGAGCAGTATAACAGCACGGCCGATGATGCAACGAAGCAAAACAAGGCGCTCGGCTTTGCAATGCGTGATCTTGGCACGCAGTCTATCGATTTATTTACCCAGCTCGGCACCGGCCAGAACGTTTTCAGGGCCTTGATCCAACAAGGCAGCCAGGTCGTGCAGGTGAATAAGCAGATGGGCGTTGGCTTCGGCGAGATGGCCGCCGCGGTTGGCAGCCGACTGCTGAACCCCTTGACCCTGGCTATCACTGCAGTTGCCGCGCTCGGTGCGGCATTTGTCGCCGCAGGCGTCCATACCGAAAGTCTTGATCGCCAGCTCAATTCCGTCGGCAATGCACTGCGTGGTTCGCGAGCCGACTTTCAGGGACTGTCAGAGGACGTGGTTGCGGCAGGTCGCGCCGTCTCTCGCGCGATGGACACCGCGCGCGCCGACTCCACCGCCGCCGTGCAGGCGATCGCCGCCGCGCCAGGCTGGGGTGGAACGCGCGAGCAGTTGGAACACCTTGGCGTGGTCGCGACGCAGATGTCGCAGGTGCTGGGCGGCACCGCGGTGGATAATGCCAAGCTCCTCGCCAAGGCCCTTCTCGAACCAGGTGACGTCGCCAAGGATCTCGCGGACAAGCATCTGACAGGATTGACGGCGAGCCTAGAAAATCAAATCCAGACTATGCAGAAGTCCGGGCGCACCGCCGAGGGCTACGCCGCTCTGCTCAAAACTGTCGAGGATGCGGTTAGGGGGGTTGAACAGAACACCACTGATATCCAGGCGGCAATCAAGCAACTCGATCAGGCGTTTCAGGACGCGACCGGGTCTGGCAGCACCTTCGCCGAAGGCATCGGCCAAGCATTCCAAAGTGCGGCCGCGACGGCGATCCAGATGGTTGCCGAGACGATCAAGGCTATCGGCGACCTGGTCAGTTACGTCCAATCGATCCCTAGCAAACTCGGCGGTATCGGCGCGCAACTTGGCGCGTTAGTCCCGCAAGGCATAAGCCGGGGCGTTCGACAGTTCCTATCCGGCAGCACGGAGCCCCCGCCGCTCCCATCGGCACTAGAGGACTATCGCTCAGGCACCGAGCAGTTCGGGCCGCCCGAGGTGTTCGGTCCTTCCCAGCCATCTGCGGCATCCATCGCTTCCGGTGCGCGGTATCAACAGACCCTGCGACAGGCCTACAGCACTCAGGGACCCAAGAAAGACATCGCGGATATCACCGCTGAGCTCAACAAAATGCGGGAGGCGAAAAAACTTGCCACAGACCAGACAGAGGTAAAGGCGTTCGACAACGCGATCTTCGATTTGAATAAGAAGTTGCACGATGCCGAGAAAGCGACGGAGGGCCAAAAGAGTGCCACGGAAGAACTGTCCGCCTCGCTCGCGCGCGCCACCACCAAGACCAACCTACAAGCCGATCAACTCATAGCCGTCACCAAGGCGGCCGACCAAGGTGGTGCCGCCGTCAACCAGCTTAATGCTTCGTTCAAGGCGCAAGAGGAAATCCTCTCTAAGGACACCAAGAAATTATCGGCTGAGCAGATCGCTGCCGCCATCGATAAACAGACGGAAGCCAACCTGCGCCTGATTGATTCCCAGAACCAGGCGGCGGTGCAGAAACAGGCCCAAAGTAACGAAAACCAGATCGCCATCATCGAGGCCGAGACCGCAGCCATCGGCAAAAATGCCGTTGAACGCACGACCATCATCGAGCAACTAAAGATTGAGCAGGATCTTAAGCAAAGGAACATCGGCACCGAGACTGAATATGGCCAGCGCCTACTGCAATCCGCTGCCGACATGGCGAAGGTGCGCGAGGAGAACAAGCTGGCGCAGGCCTCATTCTCCGAACTGTCGGGGTTTGTCGACAGTGCGTTCAATACGATTAGCAATGCGATCACCCAAGCATTCGTCCAAGGCCAGGGCGCCGCCGTCAATTTCGGCAATGTGGTAAAGGCTATCGTGTCGAGCCTGATCCAGGAATTCCTCAAGCTCGCGCTGATCAATCCGCTGAGAAACATGCTATTCGGCGGTAACGACGTGACGCTCGGATCGGTGGCAGGCTTGCTAGGCGGCGGTGGGATAGCAGGCGGCGGCACAGGCAGTAGTGGCTTCGGCGGCCTATTGCAGCTCGGCGGTTTGGCGTCGCAGGGCTACGGCCTGTTCGGCGGTGGCGGCCTGGGTAATATATTCTCCGGCACCGGCTTCCTCGGATCAGGCGGCGCCGCCGCAAATTTCCTCGCCACGCCATTGATCGGCTCGGTGTCTGGTGCCGCCACAAATACAGCACTCGCAGGCCTGGGCGCCGGGGTGTATGGCCCAGCTACCGCGGGTGCCTATACCGCGGCGGGTGGCGGCATTCCGCTGACCATAGGCGGCGCTGCGACTGGCGTTGGTCTCGGCTTCGGCCTCGGCAGTCTTGCTGGCGGTTTGCTGCAATCTTCGCTCGGTAAGACCGGCCCAGGCCCGATGATCGGTGCCGGTGTCGGGGCGCTCGGCGGTTTGGCGGGCGGGGCACTGGCTGGCGCTGCTGCGGGCAGTGTCGTGCCGGTAATCGGCACAATCATTGGTGCCATTGCTGGCGGTCTGCTCGGTGGTGCAATCGGGCCTAAGCCACCCAGCCCATATTCCGCAACCTACGTAGGTCTCGGCGGCAACGGCTTTCTTGAGGCATATCCGGGTCTTTCGGGCAATCAGATCGCGCCGTCAAACTACCAGATGGTCGCCAACGAGGTTTCGACCTTTAACCAGAACCTCGGCAATCTTGGCGTGCGGGTTAGCGGCATATCATCACCACCACCCGCCGGTGCTGCCGGCGGCCTTGGTTTCTTCGGCCAGGCGAAAAATGCCGCTGGCCTCGCGGGCGCCTCGGTCACGGATGCATTCTCTAGATTACGCTTTGGCGCACAGACCACAGGTTACGGCGCCGAAGAGACCGAGGTGCTAAACCGTGCACTCGATCGCACCTTCTCGTCATTCGCCGAGCTTGCGCCGGTCGTGGAAAAAGTGCGCACGTTCATGGAGCGCACGCTGCCGAGCATGCGGCAATACGGCGAGAACATCGGCTCACTGCAGCAGGCCATCAATCAAATTTCTGCCGCGTTCAATCCCGCCATTGCGACGGCCCACGATCTCGGCTTCGCAGAACAAGAGCTGACCGACAGGCGCGATGCGCAGATCGCCAAGGTGCAGGAGCAGGCCAACGCCGCATTCGCTGTAACCCAGCAGGGGTATGCATCGCGGTTTTCTACCGCAGCCGCTGCGCTATCCGGTAACGCCGCGCAGGTCGCGGCGGCTAATCTGCAAGCCTTCGACCTCCAGTCCAATGCCGAACGTAAACAACTTACAGATAACCTTACCCAGACGTATGGCGACGCGATCAAAACGTCGCAGTTTTATGCTGATCAGATCGTCGGACTCGACCGCGCGTTGGCCGCAGAGAGATTGGTGATAATTAAAGATGCGAACGACGCAATCATCCAGCAGCAGCAGCAAGCCGCCGAGCAGCAACGACTGATAGCAGAGGCCGCAGCGCAGGCTGCACTGCAGGGCGATGTATTGCGCGGCGATCTGAATGTGCGGCTGGCGACCGCTCAGGCAAACTCACCGGAAACGGCCCTGGGTGCCACCCTGGCCGGATTTGACCAGCAGGCCAACGCACAGCGTAAACAGTTGGCCGACCAGTTTAGTGCGCAAGAGTATTACGCTGATCTGTCGGCGCGTCTGGAAACAACACTGGGTGCGGAGCGCGCAAGAATCCAGCAGAACTATAACGACGTGATTATCCAGCAGCAGCAGCAAGCCGCCTTGCAGCAAGAGCAAGCAATGGAGCAAGCGAGGGGCGCGGCGGCAGGGCTGGTGACATCGCTGTCGGATTACGTGCGGGGTCTAAAGTCCGGCGGACAATCGCCGGTATCTCCCTTCCAGCAGCTACTCGACGCATCGCGGCAATTCAGCGCAGTAGCTGGCGCAGCAATGGCTGGGGATAGCAACTCGTTTGCCAAGCTTCCGTCATACACGGATGCCTACTTGTCTGCGGCACGTTCGGTCTATGGAAGCGGTTCTGGATTCAGCACGCTCTTCCAACAAATCACCGATATCTTGGCCACCGTTGCTGAAGTGCCGCCCGACACTTTAACGGCTAGTATATACGCGATAGAAACGCGAACGCAAACCGCGACCTTGGAGGCGGCCATCCAAAACCTACAGAATGAGGTAGCCGGCCTTCGCGCGCAGATTGCAGCTAGCGCAGCGATGCCCGATCGCCTCGCTGCTTAGTATCCCACTCGTGCCGCCTGCGCCTCCATGCATTGGGTATACAACTTGTTCTCTTGGAACCTCTGGTTTAATGCGCCGTAGAACAATGAGCCGTCATTGGACAAATTAAACGTAGCCGCAGTCGCTTGGTATCTGCATTCCAGCGCAGCCGCCTGCATTATCCGTTCCCGATCTCGCTCTGCCTGCATCTCAGCCGGGCTTGGGGGCACCACCGCCGCCCGGTTATAGCTAGGGTCAATGGCTGTAGTCTGACGCGCGGCACGCTCAGTATCCCAGCGCGCCTGATAATCTACTGATGAACCGTTGCTTGGCGCACATGCGCTCAGACTGAGCGCCGCAGCAGCTAAAATGATGAACCCGCGCATTGTTCCCTCCTGTTGGCGGGTTTCTAGCATAATTGTTATGCGCTGCACAACAATTCGGTGACCTAGCAGCCAACTATAACGGCTGCCTCTGTCCAATCCGTTGAAATCAATAATGAAAGGGCGCACCATTGGAATATGGTTGGGCCGGTAGCGGCAGCTATTTAACTGCACCCGTCACCGCACTATCGACCGAATTGACCGGCCTCGCATCGTCCTCGAGCGATGTGCTGGCGGTCTCGGCGCCGTTCGCCAATTCACAAGGCGCGGTATGGGCTGACATCGAATTTATCGCCGGGGGAGTATGCTCTCCCGGCCTTGATGCGTTTCTTGAGGTCTGGATCCTGCGCTCGCTCGATGGCGGACTGACCTTCGAGGATGGTGCCGCTACCACCGCCCCCGCGCGTGGTCCGGATGCGACGATCGAAATCAATCAAGGAACGAGCATTACGCCGCACGCGCTCTATCCCGGCGTGACGCTGCCGCCGGGGACGTTTAAGGTTGCGCTGCGCAATCAGATGGGCGTGGCATTGCCTGCGTCGTCGGTTCTGCGCTACGCGCCCTATTCCGAGGGCACCGGGCAAGACAGCGCGGTCCTTCCGGGCGATGCCACGGGAACCACCGCGCTGCGCATCGCCGACATGATGGAGCGGTTCGGCGTCGTCACCTACAGCCAGTCTGACGCCGGAACCAATCCGTGGGGCGCCGGAGTGTCCGATTATACCACCGGATCGGTGATCCAGGCGCTGACCTGGTTGACCGCGAATTCCGGCATGCGCTGCAACCTGCGGGAATACCATGTCGATGGCCGCGATACCGGCGCAGGATCCAACCAGCTCACCTGGTGTCCAACCGTGGCCGCCTCGACGGGCGGCAAGTTCAGTGTCTCGTTGCTGCGGGGCGCGGTCAGCGCCGATGCGACGTCGCTCGCTTCAATGGCGGTCGCGTCAGCCGACGGCACGGGTTGGATGACGTGGGCTGAGGGACTAAACACTCCCAACGATGGCAGTATAACCGCGGCAAACTGCGTCGCGGTGCAGCAGGCGTTATACAGTGGCGTCGCAGCCACCCGCGCCAAGGCATACCCGGTCGCTGTGGCTGGCCCGTCCTATACCTACAACACACTGCCCCCCGAGACCTCGACGGCAATCGCCAACTATCTCACCGCGCAGCAAAAGTCTGACCTGCTGGCCTCGTCATCCCTGGCATCCGTGCGGTTCTTTCCGACGCTCAATCCGGAGGCGGACGATAGCTCCAGCCGCGGCGGCAACGCCGATGACGTCGCGCTGGGCCACGGCGTTTATTTTGGCAAGCCGCTGATCATGGGCGAGTGGCATCCGACATCGGGCAACACCGACAGCCCATCCCATGCGACCGATGATAGCTTCGGTGCGTTCTATGCCGCGCTGGGCATGCTGAACTTTCATCGGCTCGGATACGAAGCCTGGTTCTGGAAGTCGCTATTCGATATCGGCCAGAGCGGGGACTCCCCGTTCGTGCGTGTCGGACTATTTCCCAACAGTGGCGCTGGCACGCCACGGCTACCTGCCCGAACGATCCGTGCGATGTATGCATTGACGGGCGATAGCGGCTCGAAGAAGCGCACGTTCCGTCCGTCGAAGCTCGATTATACCGTCACCGGGTTGCAGGCCCCCGGCTCTAACGCAACGCCATGGACCGGCGGTCACCATCGTCTGTATCAAAATTCCGGCGGCACATATTTTATCTTTCTGTGGAATGAGCAGCGGCCGATCCTTGGCGCCGGAGCGACTATAACGGTCAGTTTCGTCCGCACCATGGCGCAGGTCGTGCACTATGATCTGACGAGCGATCCGCTCAACGCCGAGACCGCCGTCGCCACACTGACCAATATCGCCACGCTGTCGTTCTCATTGACCGCGTCGGTGCATCTGCTCGTCATATCGCCGCAGGGATCGATCATTCCCACGGAGAGCGCGCAGGGCACAACGCTGAACACGTCATCAGGCGCGATCCATGATGCGGCCGGTATCGCCTATTCGCTGGTCGCCAATCCGCCCAACGGCTTCCAGGTCAATCACGGCGGCGTCACTGACAGTTCCAACGTAATTTTACTGCTCTATTGGGACCATCAGGTGTGGCAGCAGACCTCGACCGGGGGCTGGTTCTATTGGTCGGGATCCGCTTGGGTGGTCGGCACCGACCCGCGCATCGTGGCGACCGAAAGCCCCGAGGGCATGACGATCAATGGCCCGGGCAATACGATCTTTGCGTCACAGACGCCGGGCTCCGTGGGGGGCGCAACACTCGACGAGTTCACGATCAATTCCTCCGCACAAATGGTGCTTAATGGCGTCGCTGACGTCAGCACCTCTAATGTAATGGAGGCGTATTACCACACTCACATCGTGTATATGCGGCGCACCGACGGCAATGCGTTCGGCACGCCGGGTTGGTGGCAGTGGTCTGGCTCGGCGTGGGTTGCTTGCCCTTCGCCCAGGGGCCTAACGGAAAGCCCCGAAGGCACCACCGTAGATACGGTTGGCCCGGTGATCAATGCCTCGCAGACGCCGGGCGCCGTGGCGGGCGCAACGATGGACATCTGGTCGCTTCGGGTCGATCCGACCGGCGGTTTCGCGGCCCTGAGAAATGGCGTCTGGGACGGCACCAGCGCGAACGTAAACTTTTTATATTATCACAACCACACTATGTATCATCAAGCAGCAAACCCCTCTTCTTTCGGCGCGCCTGGTTGGTGGTCATGGACCGGCACTGTCAACGGATGGGCTGACACGCCAGACCCAACAGGGGGCCCAGTCGGGGATGTAGAGAGCCTCGATGGGACAACCGCCACCGGGCCCGGAACGGTGATATTTACATCGCCAAACCCAGGTCAGGCACCAGGTGCTGTGCTCGACCAATGGTCCATTACCGCTGGGAGGCAATGTTCCCGCAACGGCACAGTAGACGCTGTGACGCATGACACCCTGTCGTTGTATTATTTGGGACACTTCCTTTATCAAGAAGCAAGCCCTGGCAATAACCTCGGCTATACGCCGGGTTGGTGGCGATGGGACGGCCCGGGTAACTGGACCGACGTTCCCCCACCAACGACGACCGGTCAGCGGTCAATTGTAATCGCGAACATTCCACAGGAAATCGTCGGCAATCCATTCACCGTCAATGGGACCTTGAGTGGTTATACCTCGCCGCCATCGCTACAATACCGCGATGACGCAGGACCGTGGGTGGCATTCCCCACCGGGTCTGTTGTCACGTCAACAGCGTTCTCGCTGGCCCACCCCGCGGTGGCAGCACCGCCCAGTTCTGGGGCTCCCGCACAGGCGGCTGCACAGGGTTATAACACCCTTATGGTCAATGCTGACTCTACCACGATGTCTCAGGTTACCGGCAATACCAGCGGCAGCGTGGTCGCGCCGTTGTATGCATGGAACCAGTTCGAGGGGTCGATCACCGACTGGTCGGTCACCAATAACATTTTGGCAATCAGACAGGTGACCAACTGGGGATGGGGCATTTCTTCGGCCTGCAGCATGAGCGCCGCACAGTCGACCCCGACTTCGCACGGCGTGAACACCGGCAGAGGAATGTGCTTTCGTTACGGCTATTTCGAGTGCGACACTGGCTGGGACTGGACGGTAACTACCGTTCGCACGTTCTGGATGGAGCCCTTTATCAACACCGGAATCGAGCTCGACATTATGGAAGACTTCGGTCACCAGATGTTATCGGCAATCCATGAGTGGGTTACCCCTGGGGGGACCTCGCCTGATATCGGAACTTGGGGAGGGCCGGCGTCAGCCCTTGTCAGAAATACCGTGCCAGGGCAGATAGCCTACAACAAGTTTGGCTTTCTATGGACCCCATCGTTCATGCAGATATTCATCAACGACCAGCCAGGCAACCAAGTAAACTGCAATCAGACGTTTGGTTGGTATCCGTTCGGCCAAAATCCCGGAAACAACGTTGCCTTTGGCACCATCAATGGCTTTGGTGGTGCGGCGTCCGGATTTACCTATTTCCAAATGGGCATTTGGGACGGGTCTGGAACTCAATATGTTAGGATGTGTCGCGCCTGGCAGTAATACACCTTAGGAGCTATTTGAATGGCGACTGTCAGCGTGCGCGACGCCGGTAATACTAGCATCCAAGCGACCTCCAATACATTTCAGATTGTTCCCGTCGGCACGATGACGCTGACTGGCATCACACTGTCCGGAACTACGCTTATCGCCGGAGCAATCTCAGGCACGCCGATAGGTAATATTGCCGTGCAAGCGACAGGCGGGTCGTTCAATGGCACGCTCGCTGTCAACGATACCACGCGCTTTCGCATTGTGGGCAACACACTGCAGGCAGCGACAACACTCGCCGCAGGGAATTACCAGATCAATATAATCGCAACGCAGCCTGGTGCGAATGGATCGCCAATGACCCGTGCATTTACCATCACTGCGGCCGCCTCGTCCAACACTTCAGTGAACTTCTCGGCGCCGACCGGCAAGACGGTCAACAAGTCGCTGTGGGGATTCACCACAAGCTTCTGGGAGAGTTCAGGCGGCGGCGCGACGCCGATTTTTGGCAATGCCACGTTCCGCAACACCGCGAACGTCAATCTTAAGCCTGCGGCGTTGTGGATTAACCCGGACTGGGATCTTGATACAAAGTTTGCCGCCGGCAACATGACCGATATCAACACCATTCTCGGGAACTATCGATCATTCTCCCAGGCTGGCGTCCGGGTTATCATGGGCGTCGCATTCCAGCCTTCTGCGGGCTCCGCGTCTACCCTGGCGTCACGCGCAGCAAACTTCGCGAATTACCTAAGGAACAATGGCTTTAGTGACATTATGGACTTCTCGGTCGGCAATCTATGGTCGACCGAACAGTTTGCCCAAGGCAACAGTCAGAGCACGGTGATCAGCTATTTCAATGCGATTGCCGATGCATTGCACGGTGTTAACGCGAGCTATCGATGCTGGGGTCCAGCGCAGTGGAACCCTGGATTCCTCGCCAACTCGACCTGGGCCAGCCAGGTAGGCACGCGATGCAATGGCGTCTCCTGGATGTCCTATGACGTGCTGCCAAGCGGTGCCACATCCGGGGTCCAGATCGGTGACCCGATGATAGATAGCAAGGACGTCGCCTATGGCACCAAGGGTATTAATAATCCAGATGGTGTCAACCAACGCAACGCGTTGTCAGGCACGGTGCTGGCAAATGTCCCGCTGGCTTCGTTCGATCTGAACATGTCAGAATATGCCGCCGAAGGCGCGCAGTATATCGGCGGCATCTATATGGCCTGCTATATCGTCGGGGTCTTCAAGAGCACACCAGGCGGCATCGAATGTTTCACGATGCAATCCATAGGAGGCAGCAATTGGCCGGGCAGTGCCATCGGCAATCAGCAGTTCGGCGGGAACATGACCCGGGTCAGCGCGGCCGGATACATTCTCGGCAAGGCCGGACAATCGGTGTTCGGCCCCGAATACACCGTGACCAGCTCGATTCAGAATCTGTCAATTCTTGCGGTGAAGCCCACGGCGACGACATTCGCCGTCATGCTGATTAATTACGACACAGCCAATGCGCGCACCGTTAACCTATCGGTGAGCGCCGGCGGTGTGCCGAGCGGCACGATCTCGCGCTGGGAGATTGGCAAGTCCTCGCCCGGCACACCGACCCCGACGCCGGTTACCGGCACCCAACCTAGTCTATCAGCGATCGCGATCGCCTCGGAAACGGTGGTCATTCTGACAGGAACCTTAGCATGACGATCGTTCGCTGGGGTCCGCTGGAGCTACCGATTACGCTACTCACCAGCAGCGAGCTGGCGGGCCTTGCGAATACTGGAATCAGCGCGCCTGGCGCCGATATCATCAATACCGGGGGTTCGCTCTACTGCGACGTGGAATTCGTCGCCGGCGCTGCCTTCTCGCCCAGCGCTAGCGGCGCAATGCTCGATGTTTGGGTGCTGCGCTCGATTGATGGCGGCGTGTCGTTTGAGGACGGTGCGGCGGGATTTATTCCATCTCGCGATCCCGACCTCACCATCGCGGTGCGCGGCGGGACTTCGATTATTCCGCGGGCGGGTGCCTCACGCCTCGTGTTGCCGCCCGGCCACTTCAAAGCCATGGCACGTAACCGGCTCGGCGCCTCCATCCCGTCAGGCAGCTCGGTGCGTATCGCCTCCTATACCGAACAGGCCGTGTAAGTGGCTTCGCCGCCGTTTGAACGCGCCGCACGGCAAGCAGTCGGCAAGCCGCGCGGAGCGGTCGCAATCGACCTTAACCATCCGCTGGGCAATTTCCTGCGCACCGTTCTGCTGTTCGAGGACAGCCGCCTGACGGACATCGCGCTTCCCGCCCGTAGGATCGCACGACGCGGCGCCATCACGTCAACCCGTGGCCCGAATGGGGCGCAGGCGCGCAGCGCCCTAAGCGGCAGCACGGGATCGGCGTTCACGCCGTGTCTTACGCTAGCCCCCAAGGACACGGTTACTAGCGCATTCACCCTATCTGCTCTGGTGCGGTTCTCCGGCACCGGCCCACAACCTGGCAGCTTTAACTCTATTGGTGCCGGACTGGCAGGCGATGACACCGGGCGTATGCCGGTCTTTGTGCCGACCATCGCAGGCACGTTTCGCACCCACGTTCCAGCAGAGAGTGAGTTTCTCTCAACGAGTCAACTACCACCCACTCCGCCACTAAACCCAACACTGCCAAATTACAACCACATCGTTATGGTTGTCCTTGAGAATAAGGACTTCAGCGAACTGGTGGGAAATTCGCAGGCGCCGTATATCAATGGAACCTTAATTGGTGGCGGACGTCTTCTGACTAACTACTTTGCTGTATCACATCCATCAGAACCGAATTATGATGCTTTATATTTCGGTTCTACGTTCGGCGTGACGGATGACAACTTTCACTCCCAGCCGGCGCCTGACCTATATACCGTGCTCAATGCTGCTGGAAAGACGTTCATCGGCTACGATGAGCGACCGACAGCGACTCCACTCGGTAAACATGATCCGTGGAGATTTGCTCCCGAGGGAACGAGCGTCGAACGAGACTTCGCGACTTTCCCGTCACCGGCGAACTTTAACACGTTGCCTAGCGTGGCTTGGGTCATTCCCAACCAGGCGAATGACATGCACGATGGCACGATCGCGCAAGGTGACTCCTGGCTTAATACAAATATTAACGCATACGCGCAGTGGGCCAAGGTTAATAACTCTCTGCTCGTGGTGACGACTGACGAAGACAGCAGCAACACGACTAACCGGATCATGACGGTGCTTTACGGCGCCAACGTGGTTCCTGGCCAGGACAACACTGCCTATAACCACTACAGCATGCTAGCTACTACCTTGGCTATGGTTGGCATTCCTCAGTCCTCTGCCCCAAGAAGTGCCGCAACGGCTACGCTCTTTAATGCGACGAACTTTTCGACCACGATCCCGGCCCCGCCACCCACTGCACCGCCGCTGGTAGCGTCATCGCTGACCGGCTGGCATCGTGTCACGGTCACAGTCAGCGGTTCTACCGCCACGCTCTACGTTGATGGCGGCACAACGTGGATTGGCACGGCGACCCAGGCGTTCGCCAACTGGACGTTGCGTTCGGTATTCGGCTCAGATGTGACGTCCGCCATCGAATGGCCATGGCCGACGGCAGACGTGTTCTATTGGACCCGGGCACTAGCGGCCAACGAGGTCGCTGCGCATGACAGACGCCCCTATGAGGTGCTGAAGAATTTGCTGACCGAGCGGTGGTTGACGCCGACCGTTCTGCCGCCGCCTCCCGAGGACGGTGACGCCTGGGACCCTATTTTCGATGATAGCTTTGGCTCTGGCATAGCGTTCGGCGTCCTGGCGCAAACCCCCGGTATGGGGCGGTTTACCGCCAATGCGGTTCTCGCGCAGGCGTCTACCCCCATCGCCGCCAACACTGTCCTCATAGGGGGTGGGTTTTTCAACGCCTCAGCACGGGTAGTGAAACCCGCCACGGCGGTCATCGGCGGCAGCGGTGGGTTTACCGCCAACGGACTGAGCTCCGCGCCGCACGCTAACTTCAACGGCGTAGGCTCACTTAATGCCAACGCCTCGCGCGTGTTGCGAAAGGCGTTTGCCACGATCGACGGTGCCGCCTCCTTCACCGCCAGACCCGGGGTCCGCTTCTCCGTCCGCGCCGCGCAGCAGGGTAGCGGTGCGCTGATCACCGATCCTTTCATCCTAGAGCCATTTAACCACGGCCGCTTTGGAGGAAGGGGCGTCGGCACCCTGACGGCCGTGGCTATAAAAAGATCCACAGCACCCCTTATGGCGGTGCTGGCGGGGTCGGGCCGACTGAACGTCGGCGCCGGTCTGCGGGTCAGATACGTCGGCCGCTGCAAGATCATCGGCAATGGAGCGCTGATCGCCAAACCGCACGTGCGCAGGAAGGCAAGGCTGCGTCCTGGTATCGCCGCTGGTATGGAGCCCGACTTTGTCGCCCTCGAGCTAGAGACATTCGTGCCAGGATCCGTGCCGGTCGTAGCAACCTACGCCCACGGCACCCGCGCGCACGGCACGTTGTCTCGCTTGCCGCCAACCCTGCTGGAGAACACCGAGTTCGTCGTTGCCTCCGATCTCGGCTATCGCACATCGCCGGGCGATCAGGGCGGGGTGAAGGCTTATCCGCCGTTGTTATCTGACGCCTATCAGATCGATGCAGCGCTCACGCTTGAGCCATCGCGCACGGCAGCATCCGCCGCTTGGGGCAATGTCGTGCTTGCCAATCCCAACCAGCGATTTGACCATCTGAACAGCTTGCAGAATTCCGACGGGCGGTCGGTTAGGCTGCTGAGCGGAAGCAAGCGCTGGGACCCCGCTCGGCAATATTTCACCGACCCAACCTATGCCTCGCTGTCGGTGCTGTTTTCCGGACTCGCCACACCATGGGCATTGACCGACCAGGGTCTATCAGTGCCGCTACGCGATGCCAGCTACTGGCTCGAGAAACCACTCACAACCAACCTATATGGCGGCACGGGTTTTGCCGATGGCACGCCGGATCTTAAGGGCAAACCGAAGCCGATGCTGCGCGGCGGCACGCCAAGTGCGCCGGTGCAGAACATAACCCCGACATTGATCGATCCGAATCCTGCTGGGTATATCTATCAATATTCCGATGAACCCGGCGAGATCAGAACGCTGTATGAAGCCGCTGGTTCTGGTCCGGGCGGGATCTCCTATGCGGGCGACACCACAAACCTATGGGGAGGAGCACCGCCGATAGGACAATATCGCACCGACAATTCGCGCGGCCTGTTCCAACTTGGCAGTCTGCCCGTTGGGCAAATCACCGTTGACGCTATCGGCTATTTTCATACCGCTGGCCAAGTATCTAACGCACTTGAGATCTGCCGCTATCTGCTGCTCGAGGAGATGGCGCTGCCCGGCTCAATGGTCGACGGCGATAGCTTCACGACGGCCTCCGCAGCTCATCCAAACTATGTCGCTGGAATGTATTTCGGGACCGATGAATCGTGGACCTGTGTCCAGGCAATCGATGCCATCCTAGGCTCATTGGGTGCCAATCTTGTGCCGACGCGCGATGGTCGCCTACGACTGACGTTGCTGCGGGCGCTACGCGGCGATGAGACGCCTGTCGCAAGTTACGATGAAACGGATATCATCAGTCTGACACGGCGCCCGTTGCCGACGACGCTTGATCCGCCGCCATACCGGTTTCGCGTCTCCTACCTGCACAATTATACGGTGCTGACCGCGATTAACTACACTTTGGTCGACTCGGATGCGCGGGCGCAATACGTGCAATCTGCCGACCGCTACGCCACATGGTATGACCCGACTATCCTGAACGCCTATCGTCGACCCAACGACTTTCAGCCAATGAATGGTCCATTGCTGACGGAGGTAGGCGCGACGGAAGTCGCCGTCGAGCACGGGGCGCTATGGGGGCGAAAGCGGCGAACCTACAATATTACGCTGCCACGGCGGGAATTCGGCTGGGAGTTCGGTGACGTGTTGCATATAAAATACCCGGTTGAAGACTTGACCAACGGACAGGCTACCCAAGTCGTCGGTTATTCGCTGCGTGCGACCGATGCGACCGTGACGTATACGGTGCTAGTCTGATGCCAGCGACCACCAGCATCGGCGGCAACACAGCGCTCGCCTGGAACAACTACGTTTTGACCTCAGTGCTAAGCGCACAGGCGGGAGGGCAAGCGTTGCCTGTCACCAATCTGCAGATTGAAGTTGGTGACGCGTCAACCGCGTGGCAGACCAGCGCCGGTCAGACCCACGCCACGCTATACATCGTGCCACCGACCACCCAGTCGCTCTGGCGCGCATGGGCATTGTGTCGCACCAATCTAACCCCAGCCGCCACCGTCACCGTTACGCTATACAACAACCCCGCTCTCTTCGTATGGAACGCGTCGTTCGACGGAATAGAGCCAGGGTTCGGCCAAGCGGTCTACATCGGCGATACCGACCGCCGCGGGGATTGGTGCAGCATAGATATTAACGACCCCGGCAACACGGATGGGTTTTTGAATATCCCACTGGTCTATGCCGGGCCAGCATGGCTGCCGCTCACCGGACTGGCTTATGAGACCACCTTCGGCGGTGACGCAGGGATAGACGAGACGATATCGCGCGGCGGTCAGGAGTATCCCAAGTTTCGCTATGACCGACGCCGTGGCGAGTTGGTCTTTATGGGCATTCGCCAAAGCGAAGTTTTGGGCCAGCTTGCCGAGCTGCAATTCGCCGCACGACGTGGCAACAATATCCTCTGCGTGCCCGATGTCGCATCGGAGACCATAACGCAGGAAGCGATCTACGGCCGCGTCTTCGCTACCGCTGATGTGGGGTTCCCTCATGGCGGCGCAGATCGCCGCTCATGGCGAGCGCGGATAACTGAGCGGCTATAGCGCCACAGCATTTCTCTTGAGTCTATTCGGGAGCACCAGCGCAAGTGATTCGTAACTATATCCTCCAACGCTGCAATGCGCCTGGAACGAACGCCAATGTTTTGTTGGGCACGGCGCAGGTAGATCGACTGACCTGGGCGCAAGTGTATGGTGACGGGTCGCCGGCATTCTATTTCCTCGATGACGGGACAAAGGCTGAGTGGGGGGTTTGCACCTTCCATCTCGGACCGCCGCCGACGATTAGCCGCGACACAGTGATCGGCAACACTGTGGGCACTACCGCCAGGCTGAACTTTTTAGGGTCGGTAGACGCATACAACGAGATTCCCGGTGAGCGCATGACCTATGTGCAGGATGGCATTCTGCATGCTGCCGGGTGGTTAGACCCGCAATGTGCCGGTGTGCCTATCGGTGCCAGCTGCGAGTGGTGGGTGCCAAGCTTTGTGCCTAATGGATGGGTCTATTTGAACGGCACGTCACTCTCTCGCACGGCATATCCCACGCTGTTCTCCCTGATAGGCACGACTTACGGCGCAGATGACTCGGCAACATTCAAGGTGCCGAATACAATCGAACGGTTCTGTGTTGGGCGGTCGACCATGGGCGGCGCCATCCCCATTAACATAACGCCGCTTCCCGGCATCAATACGATTGGCGGGGTGCTCGGTGACTATCGATTGTATCAACATACCCATACGCTTAATTGGTATGATCCGGGGCATGCACATCCTGTGACGGACCCGCTACACTTTCACAGTGATCTGCAATATTTCATAGCCCAATCTCCAGGAGTGGGGCCGTTAGCGGGAGGCACGCAACTGAAATTGGATGTCGTCCCCCTCCCTCAGCTGACCACGACCACAGCCAATGCGACAAATATCCAGATCGACGCAAGTCTCTCAGGCATAGAGTCGTCCCCCGGATCAGGCGTCCCACCGAACATCAACGTCGCCGGTGCTGGTAGTCAGCAGAATGTCCCTCCATCGATCGTGTGCGACAGAATCATGTATACCGGGTTCCAAGGACGATGAGCGCCTGGACCGATGCCCAAGCCACGCTGACATCTGGCCGTCGCTATGCCGATGGGATTGCGTGGGCGTATGTTGCGTCAGGCCTCACCGAAGATGGTGATGGACCGCGCGTCAATACGCAGACCTTGATCGATGAGGCATTTGTCGCATTCGGCGATGACCTGCGCGCCGTAGCGACCGCCGAAGCCGTGCCGATCGAGCTACTGACGGCCGCCATCTGCCTGATCTCGGAGACGCACGGCACAGCTGCCGCCGCCACCCATGTGCAATACCTCAACGGCTTCGAGAGCTTCGAGGCTACACCAGAACTTTGCTATGCGGGCTGCACCGGCCTGCGTTGGGACCGCATTATCCAGATTGTCGGATCGACCACACTCGAGACCTATCTCGCCACCCCGGCCACGGCAATCACCACCGCCGCGCAGCACATGCTTGCGACGATCAGCGAGACGCGATTTCAGCCGCCGATGATAGCTTCGGCATATAACGCTGTCGGGCCTCGCTATGACGCCGCGTCGCCCTGGCGGATGGCACAAAGCGCGCAGATCACCAGCTTTATCGGCTGGTTCAATACCGCCGTCCACGCGCTGCAGCTCAATCCAACGCTGACCGATAGCGCGCCAAGCTTTATGGCATCGCTATCCACCCTTGGGCCGCCGAACCCCCAACTAATCATAACGACCACAAGTCAGGGCACGCGGTATCTCAAGCCGGAATCCCAGGCGGCAATGGACGCGGGGATGATGACGCTGTGCGAGAGCAATCCAAGCCTCTCGACTATTTGGTCGTTAGATGAGGTGACCATCGAGCAGATAACCAATTTGGCGCTTGGCATCGGTGCGGGACAAGGCCTGCCGATGGGCCTGCCAACCTTCGCCTATCCCGACCGCAACAGCGTTATGCGGGTGATGACCCCGGACGAAATTCAGAAGCTCTATCGCGCTATGCGGGATTATATCACCGCGATTAGTCTCTATGACACCAACCGCATCGAAAACCTGCCGGGGCAGCCGGTGTTCATGACCTAGTTGCCCTGGCTATGAATATGTAATTTACTGCCGCCGGAGATACTCCTCCTTTGAACAACTCCCCGCCCCATGGTCATTGGCCATGGGGCCTTTTTTGTTTCTTCAGCTATGTAGCGGGAGATCTGCCCCAAACGGCGGTGCACCCACGTGGCCGGTGGAGCGTATTTCAATGCCAGCTGCGCCTTCGGATGTGCCCTGGCTAATCTGGTATTGGCCAGGGCTATACAAATCTGGCCGGGTTTCGGCAAAGCGCAGTGTCTTGACCACAGTGTCGCCGTGGAAGAAGTCCAGCACGCCGTCGTGCGCTTTGTAGCTATCCGCGGCCAGACCATTTAGGTCGATCACACCGTCAGGGGTTTCCCACCGGATCGCCGCGTTGAATGTCTCAGGATGGTCGACCTCGACGATGGCAAAGCCGATGCCATCTCCCATGGTCACAGTCTGGTCGGCGCCGACCGATTTGACGAACTCGAGCGCATGGCTGCGCGGCGCATGGAATGACCCCACGTTGAAGTTGCCGGTGCCGACGACATCCGCGTTGATGACCGTGCGCTGGCCGTCATATCCCGCGGTCGTTTCGGTATTCGCAAAAAGTCCGCCGTTCACGGTGAAGCCAGTGCCGAAGCCGTTAAATCCGCCGGTCAGCACGCCATGGTTGTTGATTGTCACCGGTCCACCGCCCGCCCGCGGCGGGGTCGAGACATCCAAATTGTTGTAGCCGAAGGCATTGATCGTGGTCGCGTGCGCTCCCGAGGCCTCGACGAGACTAACCCCGGTTGAATTCCACAGATTGACGGTGGCCGTGCCGCCCGCGACCACCAGATGATCGTCGACGCCGTTGCGGATGTTGACCGTAGCCGAGCCGGTGAGGGTCAGCGTGTCGCTGGCTGGGAGCTGGGCGCCGGAGATATTCACCGTGCCGTGGGTCACCGTCAGGATATCGCCAGGCTGTAGTGCGCCATTGGGCGACCAGTTCTTCGAACTGGAGACCTGATTATTGTTGCGGCCTCCGAGCCATGTGCGGGCTGTCATGCTGACGTTCCTCCAGGGGCTGATTTATGCTAAGGAATATTCGCTAAATATTCCTGAAATTAAATAGGGAATATTGTCTGCCATTTTTATTTTCCCGGAAGGAACCCTGTATGCCGCTGTCGACCGACGTGGACCGACGCTGTTCCGACGAGGAATACCTCGAAGCCGCCCGCTGGGGCATGCGCGTTTGCCTGATCGTGCTGCAGCAGGCAAATCAAAAACCGCATCAGGCGTTGGCCCTCGAATGCGGCGTCCGCTTTGCCTATTGGCAGCAGCGGGCGATTGCGATTGCGTCCCGGTGACCGGAGATCTGTTGGGTCAGTAGCGCCAGTAGTAGGGAGGTGGCGCATAGTAGGTCGCGTAGGGTGGTGGGTAGGAGTAGTAGACCGGAGGCGGGGGCGGTGGC